AATTACTTATCAGGACTAGCTATCCTGGTATTTACAACATTGGCTAAAAATAATCAGTCAAATCTTGCAATTACCAGCAAAGGGGTCGCCCCGAAAGGTAATGGTAAAAAACCAGCTCGGAAAAGGTGCGTCCGAAAGCATCCGAAATCTCATTCGTTAAAGAGAAATCAGCGCCTGCGAGCGCAACAATTACAAGGTTTTGAGAATTGTTTATCAGAATTTGTCCGAATCAGTTTTAATGGAAATCTTTCCAAAACCGATTCCTTGAAATTTAGACAACAATTTCCCAAAGATCTCAAGATAGTCGATTTCCCGAAGGCTTTCAAAGGAATCTTGGCCTATACATTTAGTATAAATGCAGGACAAGAACTCCCAGAAGTCCCTCTACCAATTGACTTGTTCAACCTATTTCCTCGATGGAAAAAATATTTAATGACCCAGATAAGGATTTCTAAGTCAAAGAATATAAATTCTGTCAAAAGGTATAGATCCGAACAAACATTGTGGAATCTATTGCAATGCAAATCATTGGCGGCGAAAGTTCCTAAGGATATGATCCTTAAGGCCTATCAAGACCATAGTGAAGTACTGCAAATAGAGACGACCATTGATCCTGAGATCATTTTGGAACTTGAATCATTTCTACTTCCATATCTGGAAGAACTGAGAGAACAATTCAAGAAACCCTGTAATCTCCCTTTACCAAATCGACATTCTACACTAGAAAGTAATAGAGAAAATTTAGGTAATTTAGGTTATGCGATCGAAGAGAATCTTCTCAAAGAAAGCATAGATAAACCAATTTTCCGCAGATTGGAACGAATCGATCCTGTTGTTATCCATCTAATGGGTAAACCAGGAATCGGTAAGTCTCATTCTGTAAAGAAATTAGTTGACCTTATAACCAACAAATTTTCGCTAGACAATTCTGATGTTTATTATCGAAATGCACATACCGACCACTGGGATGGTTATGACAACCAGCTTATCACTGTTATTGATGATTTTAATTATCAAGTGACCAAGCAGGCTACGGAACTTTCTCCAGAACTCAGAGAATTTCTGACTTTAAAATCAGATTGTGAATATGTTCTCCCCATGGCTCATCTAAGCCAGAAAGGAAAACGGTTCACCTCTAAGTTCCTTATTCTAACGTCGAATCAAGGCATCATTTGTCCAATGCAATTTTTGGACAAGATGGCTTTTCAACGAAGATTAGAAAGAACCTATGTCATGACTGCTTCGGATGTGTTCTCTGAATTGGAATTGGAAAATTTCCATCATTTCCATGATTTCAAAGAATACAAACTAAGCACCCTAGGGCCATTATCGCGCAGATCGGAATTACGAATAACCGATTTGGTGGAAACTGCCATGATTCAATACCATCGAATCATGGGCCAAAAACCATCCATGTTGATCTCTCGTGAGATGAAAATAGGTGGTAGAGGTTTTAGGATGGAATTACCTTCCGATATACCTGATTTTGCAGAAGTGAAAGCACATGCTATCGCTGAACCGCTAAAAGTCAGAATGATCACTATAGGATCAGCCAAAAATTGGCCCCTAAAAGTGATACAACTCCAAATGTTCGAAACTTTAAAGAAATTTAAGATATTCGAACCCTGCTATAATCCTGATATTCAAATGAATATCAAGGAAGAAGAAGGTATGGTGTTGTTATCGGGAGATTATTCCGCAGCCACGGATGGCTTATCCTGGCAGGTTTCTCAAACCATTCTCCAAAGGATCGGAGAATGTGTAAAAGAAGCCTATCCTGAACTCTACCCACTATATGATCTCGAAAGAGGATCACATGTGGTATCTTATCCTAAATGGACAAACATTCCGTCTATTGTTCAAGTCAATGGTCAATTGATGGGAAGTCTTCTCTCATTTCCTGTTTTGTGTTTGGCAAATGCCTTCACTTTAACTAGGATTTTTCCAGGCTATAATCTTCGTATGAAGATCCCAGCTAGGATTCATGGAGATGATCTTCTCACCTATTGCCCGAAAGACCGGGTCGATAGTTGGAAAACATTTGCTTCATCTATTGGTTTGAAACCCTCATTGGGAAAGAACTACGTTCATCCCAGATGGGGCTCGATTGATTCACAACTCTTTTTTATTGGTGAAAAAAAGATCTGTTCAATACCCACAGGGAAATTTTCTTTGTGGAATTGTCAATCGAGAGACCTTGATCATAGAGGTGCTGTACGCACTTTGCTTGAAAAAGGTTTTTCCATTCCAAAGATTAGGCGATGTGCTCGTCCAATTTTGAAAAAGATCCCTTTCCATTCTCTTGACATTGAATGGAAAGATGGTGGTTTGAGGTTAGAAGAGTCTATTCGACCGCTCACTCGAACTGAGAAATTTGTCAATGAATTTTATTCCATTGAAAGTTTCAAAGTAAAAGAGATCGGACCGAGTATCTATTCTATTCCTTCCCATTTATCACAGACTCTCCCAACGAGTAACCTCAGTTACTTCGATATAGAAGACAACGATAATGGAGAAGAACCTCCACATAAACTCTCGGAGTTTATGCGTTTGGCATTTAAAAGTAAGAGGAAACTTCGTTATGATAGGTTCCCTGTGATTCAGAGGAGAAGAACTGTATTCTCCACCCAGAATCTCAAACTTTTAAACACCCGGTTTCCTAAACCATCGCAAGTAGGACTTGCAAAACTCGGATCATACTGTCCTACACTATCAGTGCAGAAGATGGTCCCCCACTATGCCTCACCTTATAAAGGATTAACAGGAGTGGGTGCTCGCAAGCGTAAAATTTCATCTTTAAGTCTAAAAGATTCTCGGGAATTCAATCACTGCTCGAAGAAGTACTTCGAAAACAAATAGTGAATTCCTTTGGACCAATTTTTCTGAAAATTGTAATTTTACC